GCCCTCCCAATATTGTCCCTTGATTATTTCGTCAGCCTTGGCGTGAGCGCGTACCCGCGAGAGATATTTCTCCTTGACGGCAGGGTCAGCGTGGAAAGAAAGTAGCTTGTTCATTGTGTTTTTGGTTAGCGGATTATTATTAGCGTTTCAAATTCTTACGCACTGAGTAGTAGTTCGAGTAGTTTGTTGCGCTGGGCTATTCTTGCGGCGGCCCATGCGGCGTCCCATGCGGCGGCCACTGCGGCGGCCCATGCGGCGTCCCCTGCGGCGGCCCATGCGGCGGCCCTTGTGGCGGCCCCTGCGGCGGCCACTGCGGCGGCCCCTGCGGCGTCACTTGCGGCGGCCCCTGCGGCGTCACTTGCGGCGTCACTTGCGGCGGCCCTTGCGGCGGCACTTGCGGCGGCACTTGCGGCGTCCCCTGCGGCGGCCCTTGCGGCGGCCCATGCGGCGTCACTTGCGGCGTCACTTGTGGCGGCAGTCACTACTTGCCCTTCAATCACAGCACAATGCAATTCTGCGACACTCTTAATGGCCACCGCTCCGCTCTCGTCAGTATATTTCAGCACCCCATTCACCGGATCAACCAGTAGCCAATGCATGAACTTATTATATACCAGCGTGAGATCAGACCCCACGTTGATAGAACTGAGAAACTCTTCAGGAAATGTCATAGCCTCCTCGTTGGGTAATCCCTCGAAAATAGAGTCCTCCAGATAAGCCAGCCATTGAGGTAGACCTAATTCATTTTCGTATGCGACATGATTGGAACCATGAATGGTACAACCAACGGCACAGCCCTTGCCGCCCTCCCAATATTGTCCCTTGATTATTTCGTCAGCCTTGGCGTGAGCGCGTACCCGCGAGAGATATTTCTCCTTGACGGCAGGGTCAGCGTGGAAAGAAAGTAGCTTGTTCATTGTGTTTTTGGTTTTACCTGATTACACGACAAGGTTAGTGTTAAGGTTTTAAAATTCCAACACTTTTTTATTAAAAATTAAAAAACCCTCCTGAATCAACAGAAGGGGCATTTTTGGTTTCCACCTTTTTAATAAAAAAACCGGATGTCGCCAAACACCCGGTCCCCTAAAACAAAAAACAAAAACAACTTTCAAATCTACTTAGCCCCTGCCATAATTGCAAATACAACAGCCACACCAATTGCAACCTTCTTCCATAACCCCTGTTTTTTGGCCTCTTTTTTGGCCGTAGATTCATTTTCTTTTGAGACACCCAATAGCTTGCCCTTTGCCTCCAACGCATCACCACAGGCATTACAGGCAGAATCTTTGGCATGGTAGGCTTCCTTCAGGCTGGCAATCGTGGTGGAGTCCGAAAGATCATCAGATTTGAGCATTTTATTCTCCGATTTCAGGTCTAAAACACCGTTTGCCACAGGCTCGGTAAACAGGCTCGTATCCATCGTGGGATCGTCTGTGAACATGGCTTTTATCATGGAGTCCTTCACGTGCTTTTTGAATCTGTGATTGGCTGCTGTATCCTTACTGAATATCCTCCTTATTATAACCTTTGACTTTTGAACATCCATACCCCTTTGATATGCTAACTCAGCCTGACTGTTGTAATATTTTTGAAGGGTGATTGCCTTGTTAAGATTGCGTGTGAGTGAATCAATGACCGCTTCGTGGTAGTCAACCGGATCAGAAGAACAACCATTCAAGAACCTAGACGCAAAAATAAGTCCAACAATAATTACCACAAGAAGTGCTGGAACTATTAACTTTTTTACATTCATATCATGCCCACTTTATATTCCCCGTAAGGTCGGTACTTCTTTGGAGGATCGGAAGCAAGTTTAACGAGCACCTGCATCCTGTTTTTCTTTGGATGGTTGACGAAGGAAACGTGAACCCAGCCAGGAGTTCCACACGCATCAGGGTATTCAAGAATCAACTGGTCAAAGACTAAACAGTCTTTCACGAAGTTGAAAATCGCAAGGTTATCCACGTTGCCGGACGAGTCTAAGTCCACCGCTTCGCCCTTGCAATGCTGTGAGGTTTCTGATCCCCTTACGGCTGTATTCAATTCCTCGCTTCTGAAGAAGGAGGAAATAGATACCGCTGCAAATTTGTCTTTAACCTTGTCAACGATATGAGTCATTACATATTCGATAGCTACCATTTGCAATTCGTTCGGTGAATTATTAAGGCCAAGCCTTGTCGCAATTTGGCTACGGGTAATATCTATTAAGGAGAAATATTTACTTGTCATTTAAAACCTTAAATTATTTGTGAAACCATTCTTTGAATCCATGCCACGCCAGTTCCAGTGCCGCAATTATTCCTGCTCCAACCCACACTGCTTTTTTTCGTGTATCTTCAAGACTCTTTATCCGTTTGTGCTGTTGCTTGTCCGTATCAATAAGTCCCGGAACCTTATTTTCAAAGTCGCCATATACCCCCCGATCAATTTTTGCCAGCATTTTTTCAATACCGACAAACTTGTCATCTATATGTTTGCGCTCCTCCGGACTCATTTCTTTTTGATATACAAAATCAACTCCCCTGGCCGATACTTCAAATTAATAATTTGTTTATCGTCCACTTTATTTTCTCTTACCACCCCCAGCAAGAGAAAATCAATTTTTTCCCTAATGGAGTTAGCCTGAAGGGTCAACGATTCAAAATCCTGCTGTTGCCAGGGCTTCATTTTTACAACGATAGAATCCAAATGTGCTGGCTCTTCTTTTGTCTGACAAAAAGAAGAGAAGGACAAAAAACACAATACGTAAATGCTGAATAGTTTCATTTAAATTAAATTATTTAGTTACTTATTACAATCGTAAATCCAGTTCCTCACCAAGACACAACAACCATATAACCATTTCCTCCATTGCCTCCAGATCCTCCCAGGCCGGGGTTTTGTCCAACACCTCCACCACCTCCACCACCGCCACCCCGGCCCCCAGTCGCACCGTTGGCTCCATTGGTCGATGCGGTTACTGTTGTTCCACCGCCTCCACCACCGGAGCCGCCTTTTGTCGAGTCACCAGTTGCCCCATTTGTTCCGGCAGTCGGACTTGCCCCATCGGTTCCATAAGCCCCACCACCACCAGCAATATAAGTATTCCCAACGCCACCAGCCCCACCGGATACGTTGGCAGGAGTTGCACTATGCGATCCGCCAGCACCGCCTCCACCACCACCAAAGATTGACGAGCCACCTACCGCACCCGCTGTGGGAGTTGAGTTTATTCCGGCCCCACCAGCACCACCAAATTCCGCATTCGCAGTTGTTCCGGTCGCAACTGCCCCTGTAATTCCCTGACCACCAGACCCATTTGTTGCTGCCGTTGGTAATCCTCCTGTGCCTCCTGACGTTGTTCCTGAACCACCAGCACCGCCACGACCACCACCACCGCCGCCACCAGTTGCTACGGCTGTTATTGCTCCGCCAGCACCGCCACCGCCTCCGAAGGCTGTTGAGTAGGCTCCAAAAGAACTATTTCCTCCAATTCCTCCGGGGTTTCCTGCTGCTCCTGCTGCTCCGGGCGCACCACCAGAAGCACCAGTTCCGATTGTCACGGCAACAGTTGCGGAAAGGTCAGCAGCATCATAGAACTCTCTTGAAAAGCAACCACCGCCACCGCCACCGCCGCCTTTAGCGACTACCGCAGTAGCAAGCGAACCACCAGCACCGCCACCGCCACCACCAGCCCACATTTTGACAAAAACGGCACTTACCGTAAAGGTTGTAGGCTTTGTCCATGTCCCGTTTCCGGTAAAAATTTGAACGTCAGTCTGAAAAGAGATAGAGGCTTGTTGGGAAACTCCACCAGTTGTGTATTTAGACCAACCCTGAGTATCAATAAAAACTAAACTCTCACCAGCTAATAGCGTTGTGGTTCCTGTAAGTTGATATTCGGTAGCGGATATATCTTTTTTGAACGTGACGTTATTCGATGATGATGCATGGATGTTTTTTACAATCACCATTTTAATAACCCTCACAGTACTTGCTGCCGGAGCCGCCACTAAAACCGCTGTAGCTGCGGTAGTTATTTTTCCTTCCGAAGAACTTGCCGTTGCGGTTGTGGCCGTGACATCAATCCAATTTATTTGGTAATCCAGATCAGCCGTTGAACTGCTTAACAATTCAAGGGTTTCCGTTGTCTCCTTTAGGTTTAAGCCCTGCCCAAACGAAGCGAAGGAAAGAAAGAGTAAGAAAATGAGTAGCTTTTTCATGTTTATAATTTTTAGAATATTCTCATTGCCCCAAGTCTTGTGACTCCCCCAAATGTAATACCTCCCCCGGAAGGAGCCGCCCACGTTCCATCAGCACGAAGGAAGGTCGTTGTTCCAAAACCACTCAAAGCAGTTACGACAAGATTGTTCCCCTGTTTCAGTATCGCCCTGAAGTCTGCCGATACTGCTGTGACTACATTAGGAATGGCTATGGTTGCATTATTCAATGTCATTGTTCCTGTCGCTGCTCCAATAGCTATCGTTGTGGCTGCCCCTGTAAAATTAACTGTCGTTGCCGTTGTATTCCAAAGATCAATAGAAGTTGATGCGGTAGTTACCTGAGTATTTATAATTGGTGATGTTAAAGTTTTTGCACTTAGCGTTTGGGTTGCTGTTGCACCAATCAAATAGTTGGTCGTTGTGATGTTTCCACCAGTTGTAATATCTCCACTTATTTGAGTATTGATAACTGGTGAAGTGAGGGTCTTACTTGTAAGAGTTTGAGCCAAGTTCTCCACGACAATCAATCTCACCCCAGCAGCACCATAGTATGACATTTTTTCTGTGTCAGTACGATACCAGAGGTCACCAGGATTTGTACCTGCACTTGGATCGGCTGCTGCACCAATAATTCTTATCCCAGCATTGGTAGCGTCTGTGGTAAATGATTTCTTACCAGTTGATGTTTGTGCGGAGGCTAAAATCATATCTCCTGTCGAAGGAAACGGTATATCACCACTACCCAATAACGATGTACCCCCAACGGTTTTAATATTTGTACCACTTACTAAAGTAACTTGTTTTGCATTTAGGGCTGTTTGTAAGTCTGTCTGAGCAGAGAGTGTCCCAGTAATTGACCCCCATGCTCCTCCTCCCCCTCCTCCACCAGAAGCTACTTGCCACCTCCCGTTACCAAGTCCGTCTGTTGCTGTCCAAACATAATTGATCGTGGAGGATGTGCCAAGTCTGGGGGCAAGTATCGAAACCTTACTGTCAATCAACCCCTGATACATATCCGCAATTCTGGCCTTAGTGTTCCCGCCAGGAGTAGTCTCATTGCGAATGACATTTGACTGTGTTGTCAGAGCTGCATCAGTACTCTGTGATAACACAGAGTAAAACGATGCAATACAAAATAGTAAGGCATAGATTTTCTTCATACAAATATTCCGGTTACTGTTTTGGAGATGGGGTCAAGAAATTCTTGACCAAATATCCCAATCCTCCAGCGATGGCAACCTTTAAAATTGTTTTCCAATCAAACACAAAGTCACCAGCATCAAGACTCTGCATGATGATGGTTACTGGTGCAGTTAAAACTGCCGTAACAAGACCCTTTAAAAAGTCTCTTACGTTTACTCTCCATTGATCCGATGTTGACCCAGGCGAGAAGATGTATTTTATAATTCCCATAATTTTAAATTGTACCTTTGTTCCCTACATAAAGCCTCCCTGCTAATTTAATTTTCGTCCCCGCAAGGATAACCCCGTTAAACATTGGATAGGTTCTGAACTTAAACCCCCCAGTTGGCAAATCCCTCAACTCCAAATGATGTGGCCCTTCATTCGCCAACCCCTGCCTCCACATATCAGGCATATAATCGTAATACCATCCAAGAGCCATTCCGTGAGAACCTCTGGCAACATATCCCTTTTGATAAGCAAAGTTTGAAGCAAGCGCAACCTGAACGCCCCTTGTAAGCGGAGCCGCCATCACCTGTCCATTATCGCTTAGAACATCACCACCAGTAAAAAACGATTCAGACATTTCAACCAATATGGAGTAAAGCTGTTCTGTGAAGTTATCCCTTGAAGCCTCCGCATCAATTACATATCTGAGTCCGTATTTATTAAGCGTGTGTCTTGTAACATAAGTGAAAAAATCTCCCGGTCTTGACTCATGGATCATTGACCCACTCTGATCCACCACACAGGAAGAAATTTGTTTGTAATTGAATAGGTACGGATTATCTAAAATGTTTTCAAACGCTTCAGGCAGAATAACAAGACCATCAACAGTTATTGAAAGCGTTAGATTGTTCTCCGCATGGAAATTGTGGAACGGCCATGTATTTTTTATGTCACCCAAAAAGTTGTTGTCTTTGTATATAAAGATACCCTCTCCGGCAGCTTGTGGATCACCAACAAATCCAATGTATCCCTTAATCGGGTCTGCTATAAATTTATCAAAGTTCCAACTATCGAAAGTTGAACCGGGAATAGTTGGGTGGGCATCGACCCAAAAATAAGTATTTGCGCTTACCCCTGATGGGCTTCTAACGGCCACACCTATGTAATGATGTTCACTCCCCGGCTTACCTGGAGCGGAGAGATTATTGAAAGCAACTGTGGGGGAGGTTGCCGCAAAAGAAGCTGAGTATAAATCTACAACAACATCAGCCGGAGGGTTATCAATCAATGGCCCACCAGCATAGATATATCGTATGCCCGTTCCTCGGTTGTCTGTTTGCGAACGGTTAACAATACCCGTTCCATAAAATGTCCCAGTTACAAAAGACCCGTATGCGGAATTGGGGGTTGTCCAGTTGAAGTAGGATGAGTCCCCAGTTGGTGTGGGTTGTTGTTTGCCAGGAACACCAGCCCAATTTGTAACACTTGCACCACCAACTTTGGACACCCCCAAAACAGTTATATCCCCAGTGGAAGGATTGTACGTTTGAACAGTACAATAAAAATTTTGGTAGTATTCATCATTATCTCTAAACCAATAATGCAACTTCTCTTTCTTTGCAGTCCATGATGCGAAGGTTCCAGCCCCACCCCAAACAGACACAAAGGCATAAGTCCTTCCTGTTACGTTGTCGTATCTACAAATAACCAACACAACTCTATTCGCCCCATTATTCAAAGTGACCGTATCTCCCCTAACCAACCCTGCACCAACGGGCAAAAAGATGTCCGTCAAGAAAGTTGGTTCATAGGTTGTTGGTATAGCAATACTCTCCGTACACACACCAATATTTACGCTGTTAGGAATTGAAAGACCAGGTGCAATTACAAAAGACCGGGACACGCCAGTATCAGGAGCCGACATCAATGTGGTTGATGAATATGTTGGGCCATTGAAGTCATGACTCCTTGCCGTTAGATTAAATCTTGATCTTTGTATTCTGCCATATTGGAAAGTTCGCAACTTCATCCAACTCTCCTCCTGTGACAACACAGCGTTTTGCAGAGTTGTTCTGAAAAAATGAACGCCATCACCGGAATCCTGAATCATATCAGGAGCAATGTTTAGTTTCCAATAAGTTGTGTTGACGGTTAGATCATCATTAATTGGTTTGTTAGCCGCAGATGAGTAGTGGTCAGCAATAACCTTGAACTGCAAAGGAGATGGGTTATCAACATCATTAGGGTAAATAATGTATTGCCCAATTAAGTAGTTATTCCCAACGGCCCAAACCCCGCTATTTTCATTGTTTGGGGACAGTCTCAGCATAATATTTGGATGCCCATTGTTAGACTGTTGAATTAGGGTTTTAAAAATCCCATCACTATCATCAACAGTCTCCGAACTCCAAAAATATCCTTTGTCACTAAGTTCAAGTTTAACCTGTGTCTGTGCAAGGGCTAACATGGTTGGGGTGAGTAAATCAACATTCTCTGGAACCCTAACTGATAATACAAGTCTCCCAAAAACTTCACTCAAAGCATCCTTATCTGTCCCCCCAATGAATATAGATTCAACCTGACGGTTCATTACATAGGGTGCAACAATGCCAAGCGTCTTGTACTGTGGATTAGAAAGGATGGCCCTGCATACACCCATCAATCGTTGTAGCCGGAATATACTTTTCTTGTCTCCGTCATCAGTATCAGAAGTCTTGGCAAAAGCAAAGCAATCAATATTCCATTTATAAATCCCGTCACTGTGACCCTGGTGATCGTTAGAAAAGTTTCCACTCGCCATGTTTACATTCACACATGGAATCTCAGTCTTGTCAAAAGCAATAAATCGCTCTACCCATACCTTTGATTCATTCCTCCAACCAGCCTCCGGTATCCAGTTATTCACTCCCTGAAAGGCTATCTCAAGAGCCAGGATAGCCCCTATGGAATCACGAATGACTTCAAACGCCTGTGGTCGTATTTGTGAATTAATTAGTGCCATAATCTCCAAGAATGCAAACTGTTAATCCAATCGTTTCATCAGGAAACCATTCACGTATAACATATTCACGGATGTTCCCTGTACTGTATTTTATCGCTACCCTGTGATTTCTGAGCATCACTTCATTATTTGCATCACGTATCGGATAGCCGGTTGCTGCCAACATATTGTCAGAAATAGAAACGCTTGCAACTCTTGTATTAACCCTTCTGCCTTCTGTATCAAACCCATTGTGATGAACAGAGTGTATCCCTTTTATGGTAACCTGTCCATTCTGAAAAGTAAAATCAAAGGTGTTATCAAATGTTGATCCCGGTGTAAGAAATGTAAATACAACGGCCCACTCATCAATGTTGGACGTTATTTCTGCTATGTCTGCTTTCGCCTGGTCAACAAGTCCCATAATGAAAAAGCCCATGACTTTTAAAATCTAAGGGCTTATTATTTTCTTTTCAATTGTTACTGCATTATGGCTCCTAACAGTTTGGCCCCTAACCCTTTCTTTTTTGTGCCCTTTTTATCCTCCTGCTTCACAATTGATTTCTTCTCTGCTTTTGAACTGACTGCTTCCAAAAATCCTTCCTTCACAAGTTCATCCGCTTCGCCTTCCTCGAAGGCATCCTCAGTAACGGTTTCACCCGAATTGAGAATACCTTTCTTGGAGTAGCATGACAGGGCGATAACTTTAAAGGCTCTCATCCCACCACGATCTTTTACGCCACTACTTGCAGCGTGTAAATCTGATCCACAGCAATCGGGATGGCTACCGGGGCACACTTTACATCAAAGATGTGTGCCGTGTTGCGCTCATCCATATAATTTCCAAACGTGAATGCTCCCTGGCTCGGAACTACTCCTGGCTCGGAAATCAGTTGAGGCACAGCCGCAAAAGCCGTCTTGAAGCGTGGTACTGTCGGGATCAAAATTACTTTCTTCGTATTGAGGTACGAAGTTGAAACTCCATTGGCATCATCATAGAACTGAGGATATGCCCACAGTTGAACTTTGTACGATCCGCAAGTAAGGGTCCCATGATAGGTCATCCCCAATGCCCCCCTCTGAGGACCGTTGATCTGATCCAACGCCATGTTGAATAGATTCTGACGACCAGTGAATGTAGTGTTTGCAAGCAAATCACGCAGGGCGTTTGCTCCGCAAAGCGCATTAAATGTTCCGTCACCGGACTTACCCACTTGACGCTGGAAGTTACAGGCAGTCTCAAGATCAGCGAATGGGCTTACTGAACCAGTGGCCCAATAGGCCCCAGCACCCTTGTCAACCAGTGACAATGCCTTACGCTTGAAGTTTATGTTAATTCCTGCAAGCAGGGTTACAACACCAGTTTCAAGAACCTGAGAACACTGCACTTCAATCGAGCGTTCGATCTTGTCTTGCAGTTGACCAAGACGGTCTGAAACTTTATTCAACAGGGCTGCGAACAGGGGAGCCTGTGCATTTCCTTGCGAACCCAACACACGATCATACAGATCTAATTGAGTTGCATCAAAATATTCTCGGTAGAACGGAGGCAGAAACACCTTCTCAGTAGATTGAGTCCACTGATTACGATTTCCCTCGGTCCCCCGGATCACGTCAACGGCAATCTTTTCAAACCCACGTTCAACCTCAATCGAAATCTCTTTCGTGGGCTGGACTACGGTTGGGAAGAATGACCGTAGAAAGTTCGTTGGTGCGATGCGTTCCTGATATACGTCAATCAGGGCTTTGGTGAATAATGCTCTCGCATCTTGGGTTGCAATCTCTGCCATGTTCGTTATTTTAAATCGTTAAATTCCTTTTCTTTTTACTGATTATCCGTTGCCGACATTTCGGTTCCACTCACAAGTTTGATTCCCGAATCCTGGATCAAGTCAAACATTCTCCTGGGTGGGTTGTTACCAACAATGGTATTAACTGAGTTGCCAGTCCAGAAAATCAAAGCATTCTGGTTCACGTCACCACGAACACAGATCGCAACTTTCTGAAGCGCACCGCCAAGAAGTAATACATCCTGTGCCAGAACACCCATTGGAATTTGACTCCCATCCGTTTGAGAAGCATCACAAGGGACCACCCGGCCAGTTGACGCTATACGTCCCATCACTGTTCCTGCCAGGATAGTAACAGGATTGTAGTTTGAATTATTCACATAATTCTCACTGTCGTAGCGGTTGTCCCACAAAAAAATCTTTGACAGATCGTAATTTGTGGTCATCTGCTGACCTGTGTTTAGGGGATTGGTGATTGAACTCATGGTTGCCTATTTTAAATTTTTATTAATTCATTTCCTTTACGCTACCTTCTTCCCACCGCTTGGTTGTTGCTTCATGAACTCGGCTTTCATCTCCACTTCAAAAGCATCAATGTTCTTTTCTTTGGCCGTCTTTTCTTTCGCCACAATCTGTTCGGTCAAGGTTGCCTCTGCTGAATCAGCAACAACATCTTTCAGTTTGCCGTGAGACATAACCTTGAGTGTGAATTCTGCCATCATCTTTGCAGACAACCCCTTGCCTTCTTCAATACCTTTCTTCACGCCAGGCAAATCAACTTCGGCAAATACCATGTATGCCTCAACACGGTCCTTTTCTTTTGCAATTCCTTCTGTAACTGCTTCAGCATAAATTGCTGGATGTTGGGCTTTCAATTCTGCAAGTGTCATAGTAGTAGATTTTTTTTCGATTGGTTCTTCTTCAATTTTTGCAGCCATCCTTATCCCATCAATTGAAAATTGTGAGGATGCGGTTTCCATAAACGCTGCCATTTCTTTTCTTTTCTGTGATGTAATTTTTACAACCCTGGAAACGAGTTTACATTTTTCTGCTTCTGCGGCAGTGAGGACAACTGTGACCCTGCCGTCCATAGAAAATATTTCATCAATGGTTGCTTTAGCATATTTTTCAAAAAGAGCAACATCAACTTTTGCAGTCAGTAGTTTCCTGATTTTCAAATTCATGCTGCTTAGAATTTTCTTCCTTGCTTCATCAAATTCTTTTGGATCATTTTCTATCCAGGGTGGGAGGGCTGCACGATGAAATCCGAAAGTGGCTGAATCAACAGCTTCAACATCGGCAATACATAATGAAAGAAAGGTTGCGGTAGAATAACATTTTCCATCAACCTTCATTAATACCTTGCCTTTGTGTTCTTGAATTTTGGCTATCATTCCAAGACCTGAATCTGGCTCACCACCGTCTGAATTTACTCTCAGCGTAACATCTTCTTCAGACGCTTCCTCCATTTGTTCAATGAATTCTGCTGCTGTGAAGTCATAGATACCACCGTAAATAAGGATTTCCTTTGCCATTATGACTGTGAAAATCCATCTGAAAAATCGTCTAAAAAATTATTGTCCGTATAATACGGATAAAATGTGCCTACATCCTATCTTTACAGGCATGGCAGATTCAAATAAGGCAAGAGAAGGAACGAAAGAGGTTAGAATTTACGGTGTGTCCGTTGGTACAGCCGATGCCTTGCTGAATCTCTCGAATAACTTAGGAATAACTGTCACTCAGTTGATGAAACCAAAACTTCGGGAGGTTTTAGATTCTTACCCCGACCATCTGAAACAACCAATCAATTCACTCGGTTGATTTTTTAGGCTTAACTTCTTCTTTCGGCTCAATTTTCAAAGTCTTATTTAGCGCAAGTTCCTCTGCGTACTGAGTCATATTCGCATCTGAATCCCCACTGTTTAAATTCTCTACCGCTTGCTCCACCGTAGTTAATGGTATGTTCGCTCCGGTCCCACCTAATTTCAACCTTTCTGCTTGAACTTCTTTGAGTGGATCAATGTGAGGGACAGAAGTTCCAGACCATCTGGCAGCACAGTAGGCTTCTATCACGATATAATTATCATCAATCCAAGCCTTCAAAAATCCTGGGGCATTCACTTTGTTTTTTAATATTTCTATATAAAGAAAAAACTCATAAATCGGGTTCATAAACTGTGATCCAAAATCATCCCGTTCTACATTCAGTGTATGTTCCCAATCCTTTATTGCGGCCCTTGATGCTGAGTAGTTACTGTTATACTTTGCCCTGGCTACATCAGGAGGCATCCCAAGAGTAGCACAGATAGAGTCACCATTAACTTCGTAGAAATCCTTGAAGTACAGTTGATACTTATTTGGATTGATGGTTTCAATTTTTGCTCCAAGCGGTAGGTTGTATGCCTGTTTGTTTTGAGTTGTAGCCACAGTATTAGCCATCTCATTTCCACTCACATCAACCGGAAGATCAGAGCCAGCTTCAGCATCATGTGCCTTCGCAAGCTGGCCTACCAGTGGACTCTCCCCGGTAGAGTATTGTTGATGGGTTACTTGGTAGGAAATCTTTGCAAGTTCCTCTGCGGTCGCCACCGTTGCTTCCTTGTATCGTTCTAACTTTTTGAGTGTCTCCATCACTACGGCAAGCAGTGGAAGCCCACGCATATTGTCTATCCTGTATTGAAAGCCATACACCAAATATGCCAGTGTTAATCCAGATTTCCTGCCCTTTGCCGCAACCCTTGTAGTGTCAACCCCACCAACGCCAGGCTTACGCACATAATATGCAACGTGTTCATTGTTTGGCCCAAACTCAATCCCGTTCTCGATCCTGTTCCCGTTATTCTCAGCAAAAGTAAAAAATGATATGTTGATTGCCCCAATCTTGATGGGCTGTATTACGTGCGCCCCGTCAATAAGTTGCACCTTTAGGCACTTGTCAACATAACGCAAGATCACCAATACGTCACCGCCAACCTTTGCGTTCTTGTGAGCAATCCCTTGGAGCCGCATCAATGGTGTCATCCCTGAATAATCGCTATACCTTGATTTTGCGAAAAGAAAAAATCTGTCCTCAACGGATTCGCTGAACTTGTGGACATTAATTGAAACACCTTCTTCTTTGAGAATTCTTTCCATAGGCTCTGCCTGAAGCCTAAGCCCCTTACCTATAACCCATGATGTGTATTTTTTTAAAACAGTCTGAGCAAGTTCACTGTCCAGGTACGCTTGCCATGATCTTGCTCTTAACCCCTCGTAATCAATAAAATAGTTTTTAATAGGCCCAATCTCTCCTAAATTTTTTTCTCCATTGAAGGACCATGAGAAAAGAGTTCTGTAATTTCCTCCACCGCCAAACAACCCGTTACCATATCCGGTGAACTCAGCCTTCATGGTTGGTTCCTTTTTTTTACCTATCCAAAACTCTTTATCAAAAACTCCCATTGCGTCTAAAATTCTTACTATCAACAAGTCTCACCATCCTGCCATTGAGTCCATTAATGTAAATCTGTTTGATGCGTTCAAATGCTGTCCATGCTTTCTGAACATCCTCAACTGATCGGTAAACCGTCTTGATGATGGTCTGTCCGTCATTCAACATATACTCACTCATGTTCGATGTCCCGGCTGCTTTGAGTGCAGAGGTTAACAGGCTGTCCTGTATCAACTGAATGGCTACAATCTTAGCTTGGTTGTCCTTAAATGAGGTTACATATATTTCTGCGGAATCGAAGTAAATCATAGGGTTAAAATTAGGTTATTTCACGCTGTTTTCAAATTGTCCAGTTTGGCCCCTGACATATCTGCCGTAGAACTTGCTCCCAATGATGGTGTTGGCCCTGTCACCCCGCCTCCTGTCGTTACCCCTGTGTGGGTATGTGCATTGTAGGTTGTCACTAAAGCATTAAAGTCTGATTTTAATTTATCGAACGCAATTTTCAGTTCTTCGTATTGTGTCAGGTGGTTTGTTGATCCCCCAATATGATATGTGCCATCCTTCTTGAGCCAGATAAATCCTTTCAGTTTCCCATCAGCGTCAAGGGCGAACAACCGTGTCTCACCTGGCTCTGCCAGTTGATTGACATTAACATATCCAACAATTCCACTATCCTTTACAGAATCAGTATCCATGAATGCGGCAACCATTCCTGGCAACGGACTGCTATCAACACCGAACGGAAGAAACTCAGAGGCCGTCTGAGTATCAAACTTTGAATATCTTCTGACCTTTATAATCCTGCGAAGGAGTTTATCAAATGCTGCCGAAAGAACTTTTACCTGTACCATTAATGAAGATTTATCCCTTTGAAAATGTACTCTGCTGTTGTTCCATTGTAAACACTTGGAAGCACACATTTAAGATTCGCCAGTAACTCATTAGCATCCCCGGTCAATGCAACTTCCTCAACAAACCAATTTGTTTTCTTGAACATATAAACTCTCGGATTTGTTACACTCACAATGTCCCCTGGACGAATTATCTTTCCGTTTACATCCCACCTGTCAAGCCGGATGGAGAGCGTAAAGTTTTTTAATTCCTGAGAAAGTGCATTCCTTTCTGCTGGTGATCCTTTCCCGTCTGGACTCAAATCAATGTTATCCAATCTGTCTGAATTCATAACTATCGTCTTTGGGCGATATACGATAGGGACAAATGGATTAACAATACCCCTCCCCTCACCCGTATCTGTATCGTCAATATCGGCCTGATTGACAACAAATATTTTTGAGTGCATTGCTTGCCCATCGAATGATAGGGTCATGCCATGCCACTTTGTTTCACCGGCTTTGAAATGGCAGATCGGTTTCTGACTTGCTAGTGGCCGTGTAAACAGAACCCGCCCATACTTGTCGTTGCTGACAACAATGTTCTTTTGGGATGCAAGTTCACTCAAATATGATTTCAATGACTGACCCCTGGTGGCACTTGTCTCCTCGTACTCCTGATTCATCAACTCCTCAACAGATGGGTCTATCACAAACTTTATTCCAAACGGTTTCAGGTATTGAGTCGCTATATTTTTCAATGTCAACTCATTCGACTGTGTGGAAAATTCAATCGGTATCTCACAATCTTCCAGAACTCCAGGTAATGAATATCCAGACATGGTTACCGTCTGTGGTAGGGGTTCATCGTGGAAAAATTGGGAAAGAATCTGTCCTGTGAGAATCAGTTCCCCCTCATGTTCTATCGTGCATAAATGATAGTGTCCGATACAGGCAAGATCAATATGCTCTCGGTTATCTGGATCAAAAACAAATGTCCATGAAAACACGGATGCCACAGCATCGTACTTCAGAGTAGCATTAAACTTGTGGAAAAACTCTACCCTTCTATTCCGTAATCTGTCATTTACCTTTAGGATCATACGTAGTAAACTATCTTTTGTCCCTTCCTGATTTGAAACAAGTCGTACAACCCAATCTTGTTGTTTGCAATTATCTTGTCAATGGTTGAGTCATCGTCCTTTAGTCCATAAAATCTGTGAGCCAACATAATAACATTGGTATCTTCCTCACACAGAATTGAACGCTCCTTCTTACTGTTCAATGCAATATCAAATAGGTTTGATACCGTAAAGTTTATAAGGTTGTTGAGTCCAATCAAAGAACTGGCATCAGCCATAAAGCTATCTGGATCACCGCCTGTCGTGGTTTGAAGGGCATCAAGATCAAGAAGATATTGGTCATAGGAATCAGTAAGATCACCAATGATGGCTAGTACATCGTCAGCGTTATCGTACTGCGCATTGGTTACTGCCGCAAGGCACATGGAACTTAGAACGCCAGCAGCGTTATTCTCGTAACTCTTTTTTGTTGAAGGTGAAGTCAATAAACCCAAACCAACTGAGTTTGCTAACTTGTTAAATTGATTAACAAGAGTCTTTATCCTATTATCGACTGAATTTGCTAACAATGCCGGATAGGATGCAAGAGCCTGGATCGCCCGGATTGTTGCAAGTGGTGGACTTGTTATATTCAATACTGCCGAATTCGCTACGTTGAATAAATTGAAATACACTTCAGCATCCAGGGTGTTAAGAACACTCAGTTTTCCTTCATTATAAAAATCAATTATGTTCTTTGTTAATACAACTGAAGTCTCAGCGTCAATGGCTGGAACTTCCACAGAAAATGATTCAGCAAATACATCGTCAACGTCAGCTTTATCCTGAGTGATCTTGTCTGTTGGATCAACTGTTATTTTCGGGTTGTCGTCTGTGATTGTTTCAATAATGGTTCCTTTGATTTCAGACACATTGTACTTCGTGTTATCAAAATTCAAGGACAATGGTTGGACGATGAGTGCCCCATAGAAAGGATGTATGATGGTCCATGCCCTTGAGTCATTGGCTGAAATTCTAAACTTCTCAGCAACTTCAAGATGATCGTCCCCCTGGAAGTAGATTTCAAGATTGTACTTAACTCCCTTCGGCTTTCGTCTGGATACAAGCGTACCACTTACTTCAGGAAACTCGTATTCCGATACGTTGAATTCTACCGACCGAGTGGCATTGAGCCAATTCGGTTTGTACTCGGTTGCATCCCCGGTGATGATTATGAATTCATTATTTACTTGATCCAGCCAACTCATCTCACCTTTTGGATTATCCTGTTTGCCTCTGAAATATAAAACTGATCCATTCGTGCCTGACTCTGCATTGAAGCACGTCTCATAAATCCTGTACTATCAATTTTTACTGACCGTCCCTTCTTAAAATAATAAAGTGCTTTTGTTTTTAAATTAAGTTTACCAGTTGATCTGGAAATCTTCTCAATACGATACAGTTTCTTGTTAGGAAAGTTACCAATAACGTGTCCACCTACACCAGCCTTGAAAGCGGCCCTAATAAATTTAGCGGGTCTGCTTGCACCAGTTAATAAATTTGAATTAACAATACCTTCAATTTCAGAGAGCCTGTCTTTCAATGTGGGTACTCTCGTTGGGCTTCCTCCAATACGTGCGGCATCAAGTGGAATAAATGACCTTTTTGGAATCGTGCCACCATACTCCTGCTGCTCCAATTCTTTAACAGCAAAATTATTTGACCCACGTAGTCCTTCTGAAATAAATCCAACAGTTGATCTCATGGTATTGACATCAAAGCCTTTTGCCATTTCTACCCTGCTATTTGCTTTGAAAAAGTTCGGTTGTCGTTTTATAAAACTCCTGTCTGCTGATTTTGGCATCGTATCCTGCTTAATATAAAATGCACACTTGTTCAGCGTGTTCCTTATTGCATTCGGTAGTGCAGACCTATGAAGTTTTTTCAGTCTGTTTGTGTGGACTACCGTTGCACTTGTGTTTATGTTAAGATAAAACGTCATGTTATACTGCTGTCATTACTCGGTTAGTTCCATCAGATGATACCGCTGCAAATAAACCACCCCCGTAAGTTATTGATCTCCATTGATTTGCTTCGGCTGCCGATCGTGCCGTCCATGTGATGCCATCGGGAGAAGTCATGACCCGGTTCGTGCCGTCAAGGGAACACGCTACAAATAAGCCGTTTCCAAATACAACAGAATACCATTGATTTTGTTCTGCTGCTAATCGTGCTGTCCATGTGATGCCGTCTGGTGAAGTCATGACCCGGTTTGTGCCTGTGTTTGAAACAGCAACGAAAAGTCCGTTGCCAAACGTGACCCACAACCATTGATTTGCTTCGGCAGAAGTTCTTGATGTCCAAGTTATTCCGTCAGGAGAGGTCATCACCTGTGTACTGGCGGCTCCATCAAATGATACTGCTACAAAAAGTCCGTTACCAAATACAACAGAATACCATTGATTTGCTGCTGCTGCAACACGTACTACCCATGTGATAGCATCTGCGGATGTCATAACCCTGTTCACTCCATTTAGTGAAACGGCTACATAAAGACTATTACCATAAGTTACTGCTATCCATTGATTCGCTTGAGCAGAAGTGCGAGATGTCCATGTAATTCCATCGGATGATGTCATGACTTGTGTTCCGACAGCACCATTGTTTGAAACGGCCACATAAAGATTGTTTCCAAAAACAACACATTCCCAACTGTTTGCTGCTGCTGCTGATCTGGCTGTCCACGTGATGCCGTCTGGAGAAGTCATGACCCGGTTTGTGCCATTTTGTGAAGTAGCTACAAAAAGTCCGTTACCATGAGTAATTGATTCCCATGTGTTCTGTTCTGAGGAAAGTCTGGCTATAAAAATTATAACCTTCCTTAATAGGAGCATCAGGGCATCAATAAGCTGAAACTTGTTTGCTGTGTTCTCTGGCAAATCATTCGGTTGTACATTGACAGAATTGCCCAATCTTTCAAAAAATTGATGGATGTCACCATACAACAATTCATTAAAAGGTGTTCCGTCCCCGGCTCCTGCGTCATCACGAATTCTCCCATAGGGATATGTTCCTGTCGGGGCCGTGACGTTAGTTTTGTTTTTTAAAATTCGTGCCATGCTTTATTTTTTAAAGTGCTGTCATTACTCTGTTTGTTCCACCCTGGGATACAGCTACAAAAAGTCCGTTGCCGAAGGTAATTGAAAACCACGTGTTTGCTTCTGATGCCGATCGTGCCGTCCATGTGATGCCATCGGGAGAAGTCATGACTTGGTTCGTGCCAGCATTTGAAACAGCTACAAATAAACTGTTTCCAAACGTAATTGAATACCACGGGTTTGCTTCTGATGCCGATCGTGCCGTCCATGTGATGCCATCGGGAGAAGTCATGACCCGGTTGGTTCCAGTACCAGAAACGGCAACAAATAAGCCGTTCCCGAACGTAACGCTGTTCCATGAATTTGCTTCAGTTCCTGATCGTGCCGTCCAGGTTATCCCATCAGGGGAAGTCATTACTTGGTTAGTGCCACCTTGAGCAACGGCCACAAAAAGTCCGTTGCCGAAGGTAATTGAAAACCCCGAGTTTGCTTGTTCAGTTCCTGATCGTGCCGTCCAGGTTATCCCATCAGGGGAAGTCATTACTTGGTTAGTGCCACCTTGAGAAACGGCCACAAAAAGTCCGTTGCCGAAGGTAATTGAACCCCACGTGTTTGCTTCTGATGCAACACGTGCGGTCCACGTGATGCCGTCAGGTGAAGTCATCACCCGATTGGTTCCGTCATAAGAAACAGCTACAAATAATCCGTTGCCAAAGGTTACTCCGTTCCATGAATTTGCTTGTGCTGCCACACGAACGGTCCATGTGATGCCATCGGGAGAAGTCATGACCCGGTTCGTGCCGTCAAGGGAACACGCTACAAATAAGCCGTTGCCGAAAGCCACCGATCTCCATGAATTTGCTTGTGCTGCCACACGTGCCGTGAAAATTATCACCCTCCGCATCAACAGCATCAACGCATCCATGAACTGAAATCCATTTGTTGTATTCTCAACTAAATCATTCGGAGTAACATTCACAGAAT